ACCTCTAATAAAATCATTATCTCGAGCTGTGATATTATATAAGTTTCTGCCTGAGTTAATGATTAAAGTATAATCTCTCAATAAAGTTACATCTCTTGTATTTGGTGTAAAGTGTTCACTTGTACTATCATCAAAATCTGGATTCACACCTAATTCAGGATTTGTTCTTAATGATGTACCATCATCTACTGTACCTAATCTTCTACCAAAGATAGTAGAGAATAAAGTAGATATAATACCAAAAATAGGACTTTCAGAAAGACCTGATATAATACCTTCAACCGGTGAAGTTATCTGAGCACTAATTTGATTTTCAATATTAACTTGGCCTGTAAAATAAAAACCTGCTGTGTGCATAGTTTTTTTGAAACTATCTCGCCAATCATTAATTGTACGACCAACTTTAATGACATATGAAAAGTCTTGGTAATATAAACTGTCCTGTATTCTCATTGCATCTTCAGAAATCCATCCATCTTGGTTTACAAAAGTACCTGCTGTATCAGCTACCGCTGTGACGGTCATTGTAGAAGTTGCACCATCAACTTTTGCAATTGTAGCTGAAGCACCATTACTAAAGGTAATTTCTCTATCAACTTCAAAGGTGCCTGTAGCACTTGAAACTTTTAAAATTTGTAAATTTGAATTATAAGATGTAACTGTTGCTGTAATACTTGTACTAGAGCTATCTAAAGAAGTTGCTATTGTATCTGCGACTATTGAACCTGAAATATTTTTAATTAAAATATAAGTTGGTAATGTTAAAGTAGGAGGAGTTGGAGATTGTTCATACCCAGCGCCTGACTCTACAATTTTTAATCCTTGAACTTTACCGATTTCATTACCATAAGCTAATATAGAAGCATCTGTACCATCTACACTTGAAACTGTGATTATAGGTAATGTTGTATAATTTGAACCAGAGTTTACAATTCGAATATCTGTAATTTCTCCAGAACCTGTACCACTCTCCTGTACTAATTTATTGCCAGTATAGTTATCGCCTCTTACAGTTTCATCTTCTAAAACAATATGGTCGTCAACTGTAGATGTTGAATCTTCTTGTGTAAATCCACCGTTTACGACAGATACAACAGCTGAAGCTGCGCCACCATTTGTATTTGCATTATTAAAAACTAAACTATCACCTATTTCATAACCTGTTCCTGGATTATCAATTATAAAATCTGTAATACCACCATTGCCGATTGCGTCAACTTGAATAATAGAACCTGTGCCACCACCTGTAATAGAAACACTATCATTTACATTATATAAAGTACCGTCATTTGAAATTGTAATTGTTCCTGGAATACCTGTAACTGTTAATTTAATAAATGTATCATCAACATCACCTGATGTTCCTCTAATTACTTCATTTGTTTGAAATGTTCCAACTATACTAGCCTCGCCTACAATAAATTCAGTTACTAAATTTTCACCAATTTGAAATTGTTGTACGCTTTCTACAATAGCTGTTGCACCAGAAGTTTCACCTGTTATTGTTCTACCAATTAATTCAGTAGGGTCGCCGGCTTGATTGATTGCTTGTATTGCTCTTAAAACTTTATTTGTTGTCCATTTACCGTCAGAAACACGCAACATATTTTCTCTTGGATAAACTGTTTCTGAAGAAATACCAAATAACAATCTAAAGAACATTTGGTGGCCTCTTGCCGTACCTTTTGCTCTGTAAACTGATTTAATGTTTTTAATTAATTTTCTTTTATCAACACCTGTACCTAAAGTTTCAGGTAAAGTATTTAAAAATTCATTTCTAAATTTTGTTAAGAAATTAGCAATTACTTTATCAGGATCCCTAAAGTTTAATAAGTCTTGGATATTATTTACAGGATTAGGTCTATAGTTATCTATGATAGCGTTAGCATTTGATGTTGAACCTATAATTGCTTCACCAATAATAAATTTATCTTGTGCTGATATATAAAGCTTGCCATTATCAATGTCTTCGGTTAAAATAACGGATGTTGCACCAGATGATTGACCTGTTATGGTTTCTCCTCTAGTAAATTTTCCGTAAACTGTATTCTCTAAAAGTATTTTGTCACCAGAATCTAACTGTGTTCTATCAGTATCTATTCTGGATGCGTCTAATAATAATGAAGATTGACTTGTTTCGATTTCTGTTTCTAAACGAACACCATCTGTTTGTTCAACACTTGTCACGGCCAATTCTGCCGATTCCATAAATGAATAATATGCTTTTAAAAATTCTAAAAATTTTGGATGTTCAGAAACGACAAACTCTGGCGCCTGACTGTTTAGAAGGTTGGATATCTTATCAGTAAATTTTGCCATCTGATATTATCCTATGTTCCATAACTAGATGATGTTGTGTATCCTACACCTGCGTCAGCAGAACCACCAACAAATGTATCCGCTTCTACTGTGATTGATGAGTTAGCTGTATCAATGTTTATAATTTGGTCTCTAACTGGAATAATATCGTTTGAGTTTGGTTGTACTGTTAATTCAATAACAGTTGATGCACTACCTCTAATGTTTTCGATTGATGCAATGTTTAGTGAGTTAATTGTAATTTGGCCTGTTGTGTAATTAATAGTACCTTGTGTATTATTTGCATAAACACGAACTGAACCGTTTAAACTATATCGTCTAACATTACCTTGACCATCATCATCTAAATAAAAAATAGTTGTTGTATCGCCATTAATTTTAAAACCAGATGAAACTAAAATACCACCTTGTTCTGATTTATGGCCAGAATGTGGATTGTATAAACCATTTCTAAAGTAAACATCATATCTTGTAGATGTGCCAATTGTTGGCGTAAATGTTTTTCTAATTTTCAAAGTAGTAATGTTAGAAACAATACTTGTATCTGTGTTATCAATTAGACCTGTAACTTTTGAATATCTGAATACACCATCAAATTGATTTAAAGTATCAGTATTGTAATTTGTTAAAGTTGTGATGATATTTGATTTTAAAGTATCAGCTGTTTTTGTAGTTGTTCTATCGTTATACTTCACATTTGAAGTTAAAAGAATAGTTGTAGTTTCAGGATCCACAATTTCTGGTCTTACTGAAACCACATTATATTTTTTTAATTGTGTTTTAATACTTTCTTTTGTGCCTGTTGTTAAAGTAGAACCTGAAATTGGATTGATTGCAATTTTAATGACGCCGTATTGTGGAGTTTCATCATCTTCTCCTCCCCAAGCACTTACTGATTGAGCATTTGGATAAATTGATTTAACAATTGTTTCATAATCGGAAGTAGTTACAGCTCTATCTTGTGTACCATAATTTAATGGAGCGTTATATCTAATTGATTCTTTTGTTTGAGGTTCTGCACCATTAGCCGCATTTGAACTTACAGAAATAGTAACATCTGAATAACCATCAATGTCACCTGAAAGTGTAAATGAACTTGCACCATTAGCTTCTGTTTTATTTGTTACAACATATTCTAAGATTACAATATTACCATCTAATAAAGATTTACCTAAAATACCATCGCCAAAATAAACTTCAAATTTATTTTCCTCAGCTTCTTGTAAAAAGTAAACAGTAGATGTATTTGTTAATTCAGAATAACCTGAAGCTAAAGAATAAACTGTTGTTGTAGAATCTCCAGCTGAATTTTGAATTGAAACTTTTAGTGTTGATGTGTCAGCATTAGCATTTGGTATTAAAAATCTTTGGTCTGGATCCGAAGTATCGACTGTATATTTAAATGTAACTAAAGTGCCTTCGTAAATATTAACATTTGAAAAATTATAAACACCTGAACTAGGTTGAATTGTGTAAGATTGATTTGTTACAAATTCATAACTTGTTCCATCAACTGAAGTTGTGAAAGTGGTACCTTTATCCATAGTGATAGAAGAAGTACCTGGTGTTACGCCATTTACTATAATAGATAAATTGGCGACCGGTGCTCTGCAAGAGTTTGGTGTGTAACCTAACATCTTGGCTAATGAAACAATATTTTTTCTTATATCTGCACTATCTAAGTACATTTCATTTGCCAACATATTGGCGTTAAATCCTAGGTAGTGGGTGTTATAAGCAAGAATATCTAAAAGAACGGCAAAACCAGAACCTTCAAAATCATAGTCCTGAAATTCTGATTGACCTTGTAAAAATGTTTTAAGATTTGCTTTGACATTATCAAAGTCGAATTCTGATACTGTAAGTTTATTTGATGCCATTTATTTACCTAATTCTTTGCAATGTAGTTGTGACAGAAACAGGATTTGGTAAATTAAGTACATAAAAATTAACTTGTACATCAATTGCGTTTCTATCTGGTTGTTCGTTAACTGAGATGCCAGAAACTCTAGCTCTCGGTTCATAATTGTCTAAAACTTCTTGTACTTTTCTTCTAATGAAAATGCCTGTCAAAGGACTAAAGTTTTCAAATAATAATTCTCTTACACCACAACCTAATTCAGGATGAAAAGGTCTTTCATAAAAATTTGTATTGATTAAGTTTCTAACACTTCTTTTAACTGCGTCAACATCTTCAATTTTAACAACATCATTTGTAACTGGATGACGAGTGAAATCTAAGTCTAAGTCTTTATAAGTCCTTACACTCTTTTTACTTTTATTTGTGCTTGATGCGTCATAACTTGCCATAACGGTAATATTTATACACCTTTTAGAAATTAACCTGCAAAAACATTTGGTGAACCAGCTGCAACGCTAGTACAACCTGATATTGCGTCACCTACTCTACCGCAACCTTTGCCATTTATAAACACGGTTGTAGAACCTACAGCTATTGGAGCTGAGTGAGATGGAC